GCACCTTGTAAAACGGACTGACCCAAACTCTGAATAGTATTATTATTCCATTGTGTGTATGCAAATACAACTGCCAATTTATGGTAACCCTCATTGGACCAATCCATGTCCAATTGGTTTACTGCAATAGGGAAAGCATCCCTTAATACCGCAGAATAAGATAAGTCATTTGTTAAACTATATTGATTGATTGAAACGTCAACCGCATAGTTTGATTTATACTGAAAATTAAAGTTGGTGGTTGGATTAATTAATTCCATCCATGCATCAAAGAAAATCTTTTCTTTCATATCATCACCAACGATAAAAGTCATTGTAGATTCGTTATACATGGTGTGATACGGAAACTTTTCAATTGGTGCAGAACCAATTTTCTTTTCGGTGGTCTGAAATGACCTGCCTGGTAGTTCTGCATTTTCGCAACGAAAACTCAAATTTCTACCGGCTGTGATGTATTGTGCCAAAATGAGTGGCACAGGTATGGTTACATCAAATCTTGAAGGTCTGGCAACCTCGGTATAAAAACTTGACTTAAACTGATTAATATTACCTGCCATTTTAGTTCCTTAAACTTTCTACGGACTCTTGCCATACTGCACTTGTTTTTGCCTTTTTGAAATCTTGGACAGGCAGGAAAGCTGCCACATCCCACTCATTTGGCTGAATGGCAAGTATTTTTGACCTGACTTGGTTGGTCAGATATCTTTTAATACATGGTTTGAACTCTTTTAACGACTTGGAGGCCCTTAAAATGTCATAGCTGATACGCACCCTTTGAATATTGTTTCTCTCGTCATAGGAGGCGTAATCCATCAGTTTAGATAAAAATGCCAATCTGTATCGGAGTGGCAAGTAATGTAGGTTCAAACCTAGAAAACCATCATTATATCGTTCCAATACCAAAGTAAGTGGAAAGATATCATAGTATGGCAACTTATCTTTGGTCTTTGGATCATAATAATAACAATACAAACCACCAATCATAAAGTTATTGGTGTGTCGAGATTTTTCAGCTGCAATGCTATCAGCAATACTACCCGGACTACGAATGATAGAAATCTTCTTCATTAACCAATCCATTGATTCTCTGGACATAGTTTGAAGTTCGGCTGCTGTTTTTTGCTGAGTGAGTTCTGTAAGTTTAGATGCCATTTGATTATTTAGTTAGAGTCCGAGATGGTCTTCCGTGATTAACATAAACTGCCAACCACGGTCTAAACAGAATTCTGTTGCAGCTTTCCACTTAGCCTGATTGACACCCCATGTTTGAACTTCAATCAAGTATTGTTTGGTAATTCTCTTACGAATCTCTGGTTGAATGGTTTGTTTCTTGGGCTTAACCTCTAACATCATCGTTTTGAGTGTTCCATCTTTGGTTCTCATTTTAACAATAAAGTCAGGAAAGTATCGGTGCCTACGATTATCAATAGGTGAAATGTATGGAACTACAAGTTCCTCTGAAGCCCATGATATAATTGATGGATTCTGGTCGAGCCACGACATCACCTTACATTCCCATGAGGAACGATAAATGATATTATTTGCATCACCAATATACTTATTTGGGTGCTTGGGTATGAATTGTCCTTTATAAGCCATATAAATATGTATATTCAATCCAAAAAGAGAAATAACATGGGTCTGTCAGTCATTCCAACCAATATAGGTGGGGTTAATATTCCGTTAGCTCAATTGCAAGGACCGCTTGCATCACTATTTCAAGACCAATCTTCACAAAACTTAATGTTTCCATCAGATTTGGCAACAAATCCTTCGATGGGTCATGCAGTTTTTATTACTGTTCATGATTATACATCAGGTTTTGTGGATGATGCTGGAAAATTAGCAGATGTTGCTGGTATGGCAGGAAAAGATATTGCAAATTCCATGAGTTCTGGTGCTAGCCTTACAACAAAAATTGCAGATGCGGTTGTTACTGGTACAACTAGTGTAATGAAAAATTCAGATGCTCCAAGTATTTTAAATTATCTTACAGCAAAACAATATAACAGAACAGCCCTACAAAAATCATTGGCAAATATTTCTTTGTTTATGCCAGATACCTTGGTTGCACAACACGACCCACAATACCAAGAAGTTAGTATGACAGAAGTTTTGGGTTTAAAAGGTTATCTAGGTAATGCTTATCAAGATTTTGGTGGTGCTAGCGGAATTAAAAGTTTAATTGATAATTCAAATACTTTTTTAAAATCTGATTTGGCTAAATTAGGCGTTTCAAAAGTTGCCGAAGGAATTAATTCTGCTACCGGCGGTACCGCAGGTTTAGGTGCGGTAGCACAACAAGCTATGGGTTCTGTTTCTAATCCACAAATGCAATTATTATTCAAAGGTGTTGGATTAAGAACTTTTACCTTAGAATTTTTAATGACACCAAAAAATGCACAAGAAGCAGCAATGGTTAAAGATATTGTTGATACATTTACATTTTATTCATTACCTGGTTTTTCTGGTGGTGCAGATGGAAAATCTGGTCAATATTTAACTCCTCCACAAATATTTAAAATTAAATTTAAATTTTTAGGTGGAAATGGAATTCTTGACAATTTAAAAAATTCATTTCAATCTGCAATGAATAGAATTGGTTTAGGATTTTTAACTTCACAAAATCCAAGTGATACGGTTGAAAATGCAAAAGATGCTAAAATTATGTCAATTCGAGATTGTGTATTAAATAATATGGCGGTCGATTACGCACCAACTGGCACCTGGTCTGCTTATAATGATGGTTATGGTGTTCAAACTCGTTTGACACTAACATTTATGGAAATGTCTATTATGACAAAAGAAGATGTTAAAAATAATAAAGTTGCAAAAAATTATAGTCGAAGTCCAGGCCAAGTTGCAATAAATGGTTATCAAGATGCTTGGAACAACGATCCAATGGACAGATAAAAAATGAAATACTTTGATACATTTCCGTTTGTTACCACGGCCGATAATAAAGGTAACTATACTCAATTGGTTAATCTTACATTAAGAACCAAGTTAATTCCACAACTTTCTAAAAATCCATTAATATTTTATAAGTATGCAATTCAAGAGGGTGATACACCAGAGATTATTGCAAACAAATATTATGGCAGTCCATATCGTTACTGGATGGTTTTGATTGCCAATGAGATTGCTGATCCGCAATGGGAATGGCCACTATCTACACAACAATTTACTAAATTTATTATCGATAAGTATAAAGCTGCCGCTGGTAGTCAATCACCAATTGATTATACACAGGTTACTAATCACCACTATGAAAAATTAATTACCACTTATGATGATTCAAATCAAACCACGGTTATTAAAAATATTGTCATCGATAAAGATACTTATGACCATACAGTAGAAACCACAAAACAATCAAAGTTTGATTATGGTGGTATTGTTACTTATACTATAACTAAGAAAGCCGTTTCTATATTTGATTATGAAAATGAACTAAATGAAAAGAAACGAAATATCAAATTAATCAATGCAAATTATATTACTGATGTTGAAAATCAATTTAAATACCTAATGAACTTATAATATGGCAGACATTAGCAATCCTACTGGTGGCACCAAGGTATTACGATACCCCACAGAGTATCAACTATCACTATTGAATCTATACACCTCCGTTCAAGGAGAAAGTATAGTTAATTTGATTCCGTTTTTGATGGAATTAAATTTATTTGAGGACATATACGGAAACACCATATCTGGTCAATTATTGTTATCTGATGCTGTAGGATTAATTTCAAACTTCTCTTTAAGTGGTAATGAATTCATTCAAATTAAGTTACAAAAAACTGAAGGTGATGAACACGCACTCACAAGAAACTTTAGAGTATACAAAATTACCAACAGGTCACCAGCCGACAGTAATAACTATGAGTTGTATTCTTTAAATTTTGTTTCAGAAGAATTTTTAATATCTGAACAATATCGTATATCCAAGTCCTACAAAGGTAAAAAGGTATCAGAAATCATTACTGATATTCTTAAAAATTATTTAAAAGTTGGTTCTGGTAAAAAGAAACAAATGTCAATAAGTGAAACTCAAGGCACTTATGACTTTATTTTACCAAACAAAAAGTTATTTGAAACCATTAATTGGTTGTCCAGTTATGCACTACCGAAGGCTGGAGTTGGTGAAGGTGCCGATATGATATTCTTTGAGAATTCGGATGGGTATTGGTTTAAATCTTTGCAAGAATTATATGCACAGAAAGTATACAGAACTTATCGGTTTGATCCAAAGAACCTTTCAAATCAACAAATAGATGCACAGTTATCAAACGTATATAAGTTTGAAATTTTAAATTTGTTTGATACTTTGAGTGCCATTAAAAACGGAACATTTTCAAATAGAGTTATTACGATTGATCCATTGTTAAGGAAAGTTAAAACAACCGATTTTAATTATGATACTTATTCAAAGAAAGCAACAAAGATAAACGGATACTCATTAACGAATAATTATAAAAATCGCATGAACAAAACGATTTATGATGCCCCTCCTGCCGATTTGAATCATGGCACACTAAGAATGGTTACAACCAATTCGGACCAAAAGAAACAGGCTTTTGTGTCGGGTAGACCAAATACGGTTGCTTCAGATATTTTTATTGAAAAATATATGCCGAATCGAGTGGCGCAGATTGCATTGGCCAACTATGTTAGAATTAAATTAACAATTGCAGGTGACCCGTTTATAAGCGTTGGTAGAATTGTTGATTTTGAAACACTAAAAGATAATCCTAATGCAAGTTTTTCTAAATCGGGTTCAGCACCAGCAAGAGCAAGAGATCCAATGTTATCAGGTAAATATTTGGTGACAGCCGTTAGGCACATAGTTAGGAACAACTCCTATATAACTGTGTTGGAATTATGCAAAGATAGCTTTGAAGAAAAGATATCATCTTTTAATACTGGTGATGGTACATTACAGAGCCTTGTCAATGGTGAGCAATTATAATGGATAGAAACAGTTTTATTGGAAATCAATTCATTTGGTGGGTTGGTGAAGTTGAAAATGAAATTGATGAGTTGGCCGTTGGTCGTTGTCAAGTTCGTATATTTGGTTGGCACACCGACAACAAAAGTTTGTTGCCTTCAAAAGATTTACCGTGGGCTCATCCGGTACATTCAATTAATAATTCGAGAACATTTTCACCATTACAAAAAGGTGATTGGGTTGTTGGATTCTTTATGGATGGAGAATCAGGACAGTTTCCAGTAATGTTTGGTGTGATGCCAGGAATAAAACAATAAGATGGCTGATTACGATAATTCGGTTGCGGATCAAAACACGGTAATTGCTTCTCCTGCTGGAGTTGTTACTGAACGTGTTGGTGAGCCTTCTTTACCTTCTGTTGCTCGTGGTGTTATTAAAGAAACCATGCAAGAATTGGCTGCGGCCGAAAGAGAACACAATTGTGACATTTGTGCTGGTGTGAATAAAGATATTGCGGTGGCCAAAGCAGAAATTATGCTGTTTGTTGGTGGATTAAGAACAACCATCGAAGGTTTGTTTGCTGGAACATCTTCTAATCCTGCGGTAGAAGATATTAAACAACAGATATCAGCAGTCAAAGCCAAAGTTAAAGCAATTAAAAAAGAAATTGAACCAATACAAGAACAAATTGAAGCAATTCAGGCATACATTAAAGAAATGCAAGAATTGATTGCTTACATACAATCATTACCGGATGAATTACAAGCATTATTACAGGCGTGTTTATCTGAAGCAACAGCAGGTATAACACAAGCAATTAATGAAATTAAATCTACACCAGGTGCAATTATAAATGAAGTTAAAACGGCCGCACAACCTCTTGTTGATGAATTCAATAATATTGAAGCGGCAGTTAATGAAATTCCGGCAGCTGCTACTGATGTGGTAGTATCCGTAACTCCAACTACTCCAGAAGCATAAGGTAAAAAATGCCAAATAGTGCATGGACAGAACCGGTAATTGTGGATGCAGATAATCCGCCAAAATACCCGTTTAACACAGTAACTCAAACCAAAGGTGGTCATTCGCTTGAAATGGATGACACACCATCTAAAGAACGTGTGCGTTTGCAACACCGTTCTGGTTCATTCATCGAAATGCAACCAGATGGCACAGAAGTTCATAAGATATATGGTGATGGTTATGAAATCATTGCTGGTGCAAAAAATGTAATGATTAAAGGACAATGTAATGTTACCATTAAGGGTGCATCCGTTGTTACTATTAATGGTGATTCTGTAATTAATGTAGATGGTGATGCCACACAGTTTGTTAAAGGTAATTTGGTACAACAAGTAAATGGTACTGCAAAGATTACGGCCAAAGGTGATATGGATTTAACTTCAAAAGAAGATATTACAATGTCCGCACAGAATGTTTATGTTAATGCTGATTTGTCGGTTCGTGGTGCAATATCTTCTACATTGAGTATTTCTGCAACCAATAACATTACCGCAGGTATGCAATCCTATGCAAAACTTGGATTCGTTACTCCTGGTTATATTACCGCAGGTTCTGCTGTGCCTTTGAATATGGCACCAGGTTCTATTCATACGACCGGTTGGGTGCAAGGTCAATTGGCAACATTTGGCAGAATGTATGGTTTGGCTGGTTTATTAGGTGGTACAGGTCTTATTCAAGGTGTTAATGTTACTGCTACAAATACGGTCTTTGGTGCGGTTGTTAAAGATCCAGTATTCTCGATGGCTCAAGACCGTGCAATCTTCCAAGCGCACCGTCATTATGATTCACGCAACGGATTGACTACCACACCGACTTTAAATAGTGCTTAACCACAAGCAGAATAAATAAACAATGGCATATAACGACCACATCTATTCCGATTTAGATTTGACATTCAAAAAGGTTCCTGGAACCAAGGATGTTGCTATGAAGTATGACGAACAGGCGGTTATCCGTTCTATTCGTAATCTTTTATCGACCAGTTTATATGAAAGGTTGTTTCAACCTGACATTGGAAGTTCACTCAACAAACTACTATTTGAACCAGTCACTTCAATAACAGCAACAATGATTGAAGATGAAATTATTAGAATGATTTACAACTATGAGCCTAGAGCTTCTGTAAGTCAGATTTTTGTTACTGCCAAAGCGGACAGTAATGAATTCGATGTTTCCATGTATCTTTTAATTGGAAACCAAACCACACCTACCGCATTTAACCTAATATTAACGAGGTCCAGATAATGGCCGGAGCAAATTCGAATATTCAATTAACTTCCTTAGATTTTAATACACTCAAAGGTAGTTTTAAAAACTTTCTAAGAAGTCAGGACACTTTCAAAGATTACAACTTTGAAGGTTCTGGTATGGCTGTTCTTTTGGATGTTTTAGCGTATAACACACAGTATAATGCATACTACTTAAATCAAGTGGCCAACGAAATGTTCTTGGACTCTGCGGTTCAAAGAGCATCTGTGGTTTCTCATGCAAAACTATTAAACTATACTCCAAAATCTGCAATTTGTCCTACTGCAACTGTTAATATTGTTATTGATAATGTTTCTCAGTCATCATTAACTTTACCAGCATATACTACATTCCTTTGTTCAACAATTAATAATGTTAACTATACCTTTGTTAATACCAATGCAAATACAGTTAATGTGGTAAATGGTACCGCAACTTTTAATAATGTTGAAATTAAACAAGGTGTATTATCAAACTATAACTTTACAGTAAACTCAACTACTAATCCAACTTATACATTTGAAATTCCTGATGATGCAATTGACACTACTTCTATGTTTGTGTCGGTTCAAGATTCTTTGGCAAATTCATCATATGACATCTATTCATTGGCTGATAGTTATTTGTCATTAACCGGCGAATCAAAAGTATACTTTTTACAAGAATCATTAAAAAATAATTATGAAATCTATTTTGGTGATGGAATTCTTGGTAAAAAATTAACTGATGGAAACATTGTTTCTGTTGCATACCTTTCTACTGAAGGTTCTGCTGCGGCAGGTGCAAACAGTTTCACTATGATGGATTCTGTTGCAGGTTATACACCAACCTCAGTTAACTCTGTAATAGCTGCAACACAAGGTGGTACAAAAGAATCTATCGATTCTATTAAGTTTCAGGCACCAAAATCATTCTCAGCCCAAAAACGTGCAGTTAGTAAAAACGATTATATTTCTGCAATTCAACAAAATAAATTGGGTATTGCGTTTGATGCTATTTCTGTATGGGGTGGAGAAGAAAATGATCCGCCAGTATATGGCCAAATCTTTGTATCTTTAAAACCAACTGGTGCATACAAGATAACCGATACACAAAAAACACAAATTATCAATGAAGTTATTAAACCTATTAGTGTTTTAACTATTACACCAACAATTGTTGATCCAGATTACACTTATTTAAAACTAACAGTCAATGTTGTATATGATCCAAATCAAACTGTTTTGACTGCTTCACAGATTCAAGCAGGTGTTAAAATTGCAATTCAAAACTTTGCTGATACGACATTAAACACATTTAATTCAACATTTAATCCATATGAGTTATTAGGCGCCATTCAAAGTTTTGATAAATCAATTATTACCAGTGAATATGACGTTAGGATGGAAAAGAAATTCTTTCCTAATTTAATTTCTGCAACCACATACAATTTAGCATATAACACCACATTAAACAAGAGTATGTTTTTGAGTGGTGTGAGTAGTTTACCTGCCATGTCATATTTAAATCCAAGTAATTTGGCCGAAACTATTACTGGCGTATATTTGGAAGAAATTCCTTCATCCACTAATGGTGTTGAATCCATCTCAGTTTTAAATCCTGGATTTAATTACACATCTGCACCAACAGTTACTATTCTTGGTGATGGTGAAGGTGCAACAGCTTATGCCGTGATTGTTAATGGTTCAATTAGTAATGTTGTAATTGATTCTATGGGTACCGGTTATACTAGTGCATTAGCATTAATTACAAATGCTTCTGGAGATACAACCGGCCAAGCTGGCGCATTAACTGTAAACCTTGAAGGTCGTTATGGTACAATCCGTTCATATTATTTCGATACAAATACCAATGTTAAGAATATTTTAAATTCAAATGTTGGTACAATCGATTATCAGAATGGAATGATTACACTTAACAATTTTAATCCTTCTGCTGTTGATAATACAATTGGTGAGTTGGCCATTTCAGTAAAACCAACCACATCTATTATTTCTTCAACATACAATAAGATTATTACTGTTGATCCATATGACACCAATTCAATCGTTGTTAATGTAACTGCCAAAAGTTCATGATAGAAAATAATCAAAAAACATCATTATTGGTTTCTTCTCAGTTACCTGAATTTATTCGGGATAACCCATCCTATGACAATTTTGTATTGTTTCTCAAAGCTTATTATGAGTGGATGGAATTAAATAATAATCCATTAGACCGCAGTAAAAATCTAATGAATTATGTTGACGTTGATAAAACCACCGATGAGTTTATTAATTATTTTTATAATGAGTTTCTTACTTATTTTCCAAAAGATATTCTTGGTGATAAAAGAAAAGTTGCCAAGATTGCCAAAGAATTATATAACTCTAAAGGCACACCTGCATCATATGAGTTTTTATTCAAAGTTCTCTATAACTCTCCAGTAGATTTCTTTTATACTAAAGATGCCGTTCTCAGAGCATCAGCCGGTAAATGGTATTCCTCTAAGAGTTTAAATTTAGATACAAAAGATCCAAATTTTTTATTGTGTAAGAACTATTACGCATTTGGTGAAACCACACAATCATTATCAGTAATTGAAAATGTGATGTATGCTGGATCCAAAACAGTTCTTTACATTTCTAATGTTGAACGTGGATTTGATTCTGGTGAATATGTTCGTATTCTTGACAATCACTATCAAGATGTATTATTCAATGGTGAGCCACTCAGAGCAAAAGTTGTAGGACAAGTTACACAAATTAACATTGATGAAATGAATCGTGGTCATCTGTATAATCCAGGCGATCCTGTGGTTGTTTATGGTGGTTTAAATTCAAATACTGGTATTGGTGCAACCGCTTCGGTTCAATCAACCACAAAAGGTTCTATCACCAGTATTCGTGTTGTTGATGAAGGTTATGGATATCGAGTTGCACCAAATACACTAATTACTATTTCTGGTGATTCAACCGCAACCGCAACGGTTACTGGTGTTGACACCGATCCAAATAAAACATCTAATGTATCTTTGGTGCCAATTAATACTATTGGTAATCAAGCCAATATTAGATTAAATGCAAATAATTATAACTTTACAGCGAATATTACTGCAAACTTAAATTGTTCATTAGTTAACGCATTTAGTTTTATTTCATTTACAACATACCCAATTTCTGCAATCGTTTTGGATCAATCAGGTTCAGGATTCTCTACTGCGCCTACTGTTGTTGCTGATTCACTATATCAAACTGATAATACAGCCATTGTTGCAAACATCAGAACACTAGGTATTCTTGCACCAATTCAGATTCAAAATGCTGGTACTGGTTACAGAGCAAACGACACCATCGTATTAAATGGTGGATCTGGTTATGGTGCTCATGCCAATATTACTTCAGTTAATGCAAACGGTTCTATCGTATCAGTAAGATACACTTACACCAATCCAAGTTCAAACATCCAATATTATCCTTTAGGTGGTATTGCATACAGTAAAGGCAACTTGCCTTTTGTGTCCGTTGTATCAGGTAACGTAGCTGCGGCCAATGCAGTATTAACTATTCCTGGTATTTTAGGTGATGGTGCAACATTCTCAACCACAATTGATGCTGGTGTGGGTGCAATCTTCTCTATTAATGTGGATAATCCTGGTAAAGATTACGTTTCTCAACCAGGAGTTTCTGTTCGTGTTCAAGATATTTGTGTAAGTAACGTTTCTATTTTGAATTTACCAACAAAAACAAGTCCTGCATATCAAGGTACAAACTTTGCAAGTGCAACATATACTTCTTATGTCGATGGTTTGACTAGTTTGGTTTCTCAACCAAATTCTGCAAATTCTTTATACAATTTGAGAGTTTACAATTACAATACTGATATTGATCCAACCAAACCATTAAAAATTGATACTGGTAACGGAACACTTACATTAAAAGTTGCGACCAATTATGCATCTTATAATGCGGCAAGTCGTTACAGTTCTAATGGAACAATCACTTATGGTGACGGATCCGCACAGGCAGCTGCAATATTCTTAAATGGTCTAGTAACAACACAAGGTCAATATCTTGATACTACTGGACATTTAAGTTCATTTGACGTATTGCAAAGTCAAGATTACAACGACTATACCTATGAAATTACTCTTGAAAAAGAAATTGCAAAATATAAAAACATATTATTGAACTTATTACATCCTACAGGAATGAAAGTTCTTGGTCGATATGTAATGAAATCGGAAGTAAAGTCGAGTTTTGCAGAAGTTATGGCAGGAAATTATGGCCACACACTAGGTTATTATACAGGTGATACAGGTTCTTCTGTAACCATGTCAACCAATTTTACTAATGCAAGTAATAATTTGGTACAATTTAATTCTTTGGTTGGTGCAAATCTTCAAAGTATTTTAAGTCCAGGTAACACCTTGAGAATGACTGATAGTTATGGATTCACAATTACTTCAGATGTTTTGTCAGTTAATACTTCAAATACAGTAACTATTACAGATAATGTATGGTTAACATATGCAAATGTGGCTTATGTAACCGCAAACTCTGGTGCAAACGTCATAAATATAACAACGTTGACCAACT